GTTAAGACTTGGTGCGCGCGTTATTGGTAAGTGTATGATGGGCTCAACGTCAAACGCTTTAGATAAAGGTGGTGATAATTTTAAAAAGTTATATACTGATTCAGATGTAACTAAGCGAAATTCAAATGGACAAACAAAATCTGGGTTGTACTCGCTTTTCATCCCGATGGAGTGGAACTACGAAGGATTTATTGATGAGTACGGGCAGCCCGTATTTAATAATCCTACTGAAGAAGTTTTGGACCCGTTTGGTGACACTATTGAGCAAGGGGTTATAGATTATTGGGAAAACGAAGTTGATGGCCTTAAACAAGACCAGGATGCTTTAAACGAATACTATAGACAGTTTCCGCGTACGGAAGAGCATGCGTTTAGAGATGAAACAAAAAATAGCTTATTTAATTTAGCAAAAATCTACGAACAGATTGATTATAACGACGACTTGCGTAATACTAATGTTATAACGCAAGGCGGTTTTCAATGGGAAAATGGTGTAAAAGACTCAAGAGTTATATTTACGCCGTCACCACAAGGCAGGTTTAAAATATCCTGGATACCTGGTTCGCATTTGCAAAATAAATATATAATTAAAAACGGTGTTAAATATCCAGCCAACGAACATATCGGTGCATTTGGCTGTGATAGTTACGATATTTCAGGAACGACTGACGGCAGGGGCTCAAAAGGTGCATTACACGGATTAACAAAATTCACAATGGAAGATGCACCACCTAGTTCATTTTTTTTAGAATACATAGCTAGGCCTCAAACAGCAGAGATATTTTTCGAAGACGTACTTATGGCGTGCGTCTTTTACGGAATGCCTATACTTGCTGAGAATAACAAACCTAGGTTACTGTATCATTTTAAAAGAAGAGGATACAGGGGTTATTCGATGAACCGACCTGACAGATTATGGAATAAGCTTTCCGTAACTGAGAAAGAGATTGGCGGGATACCTAACTCAAGCATGGACATGAAGCAAGCGCATGCTGCGGCAATTGAAATGTATATTAACGATCACGTCGGATTAATTTCTGAAAATAATTATGGTAGCATGTATTTTAACGATACATTAAATGATTGGTCAAAATTTGACATGAACAATCGTACCAAATATGACGCATCAATTAGTTCCGGTCTTGCTATTATGGCTTGCCATAAAGATTTATACAAACCAACTAATGGCGTACAAAGAGCAAAATTAAATCTGTCTATAGCTAAATACAGGCAAGATGGGTTCACTTCAAAAATAATAAAATAACAATATGGCCAAGTCAGGTGTAAATAGTTACTTTCCGAGCCAAACGGCTAGCGACCGGGAAAAAGCATCCGAAGAGTACGGGCTGCGGGTTGCAAAGGCTATTCAACAAGAATGGTTTAATAACGATAGCGGCACGGGTAGATATAGGAGTAACCAAAACTCTTACCACAATTTAAGACTATATGCCAGAGGCGAGCAAAGCATACAAAAATATAAAGATGAATTATCCATTAACGGTGATTTATCTTATCTTAATTTAGATTGGAAACCCGTACCTATTCTGTCTAAATTTGTTGATATTGTTGTAAACGGTATTGCAGACAGATCGTTTGATGTAAAAGCATATTCTCAAGATCCATACGGTGTAGCTAAAAGAACGAAGTATATGGAGTCTGTTATTAGAGATATGCAGACGAAAGAGTTTAACGACTTTTCACAAGAAGCTTTTGGTATTAATCTTTACGAAAACGATCCAAAAACATTGCCAGAATCAAATGAAGAATTAGAGCTTCATATGCAGCTTAGCTACAAGCAAAGTATCGAAATAGCGGAAGAAACAGCTATTAATACGCTTTTAGCTGGTAATGATTACGATTTAATTAAGAAAAGAGTATATTACGATATTGCAACAATTGGTATTGGTGCAGTTAAAAACTCTTTTACAGCAGCAGAGGGTATCACTGTAGATTATGTAGACCCTGCAAATATTGTTTATTCTTACACTGAATCACCGTACTTTGAAGACATTTATTATATAGGTGAAGTAAAAACACTACCTGTAAATGAAATAGTAAAACAATTTCCTTATTTAACCAACGAAGAAATTGAAAAAATACAGCAAACAGGCGGTAAAAAATACCAGGGTTATACTAATAAATCTTACGTACCAGACAGCGAAAGAGATGGTAACTTAATACAGGTTTTATATTTTAATTACAAAACCTTTGCTAACGAAGTATATAAAACTAAGAAAACAGCCTCCGGTGCTGATAAAGCTATTGAGCGCGACGACTCTTACAGCCCACCAACAGATAGCGAAGAGTTTGGTAAGCTTTCAAGATCTATAGAGGTATTATATGACGGTGCTTTAATTTTAGGTACAGATATATTATTAAAATGGGAATTGTGTGAAAACATGATACGCCCTAAAAGCGATTATACTAAAGTTAAAATGAACTACGGTATAGTAGCGCCAAGAATGTATAAGGGTAAAATAGAATCTTTAGTAAGCCGCTGTGTTGGTTTTGCCGATATGATTCAACTTACGCACCTTAAGATGCAGCAAGTGTTGTCTAAGATGATGCCTGATGGTGTTTATATGGATGCTGACGGGTTAGCTGAAATTGATTTAGGTAACGGTACAAACTACAACCCGCAGGAGGCGCTTAACATGTTCTTCCAAACAGGTTCTGTTATTGGACGTTCATTTACGCAAGAAGGTGACATGAACCCCGGTAAAGTGCCTATCCAGCCACTACAAACTGGTGCTGGTGGCCAAAAGCTACAAACACTTATTCAAACATACAATTATTACATGCAAATGATCCGTGACGTTACGGGTCTTAATGAAGCGCGTGATGGTTCTATGCCTGATTCAAGAGCATTAGTTGGTGTACAAAAGCTTGCCGCTGCAAACTCAAACACAGCCACAAGACACATTCTTGACGCTGGTTTATTCTTAACAACACATTTAGCAGAATGTTTGTCTTTAAGAGTTTCTGACATATTAGAATACAGCGACGCTAAAGAAGCTTTTATGCAAAAAATAGGTGGGTTTAATACCATGACTTTAGCCGAGCTTGGTGATTTGCATCTTTATGATTTTGGTATATTCTTAGAGTTGGCGCCGGACGAAGAACAAAAAGGATTATTAGAAAATAATATTCAAACCGCTCTTTCTGCACAGTTAATAGATTTAGAAGACGCTATAGATATTAGAGAGGTTAAAAACCTTAAACTAGCCAATCAATTGTTAAAGCTTCGTCGTAGAAAAAAATTAGAGCGCGATCAAGCTATCCAACAACAAAATATCCAGGCGCAAGCGCAAGCAAATGCACAGGCACAACAAGTCGCAGCACAAGCTGAGGTGCAGAAAGATCAAGCGTTGTTCCAAACAAAAGCACAGCTAGAGCAGCTTAAAGGGCAACTTGAGCAGCAAAAAATGCAGCAAGAGGTCAACGCTAAAAAAGAACTTATGGCTCTTGAGTTTAATTACAATATGCAACTTAAAGGTATTGAAGTTGAAGGGCAAAAGTCAAAAGAAAAAGAAAAAGAAGACCGCAAGGACGAAAGAACAAAAATACAAGCTTCCCAGCAAAGCGAATTAATTGAACAAAGACAGTCTGGTGGAGGACCTAAAAAATTCGAATCTTCTGGCAATGATATAGTTGGCGGTGGTTTCGGTTTAAACACTTTCGAACCTAAGTAATAATAACAGTATATAATTATATAATATTTTATCATGAGTGAAGAAATTAAACCTATAGTCAGCACAAATGACGACGGTGACATTAAATTAGATTTTAGACCAGATGCCGTTCAAGAGCAAAGCACAGATGAGGTTCCTGTACGCGACGAATCCGACACTAGCGAAGGAGTACCAGAGCAAAACGTCGAAGAAACAAATGCAGAACCTGCCAGAGAAGAGCAAGAAAAAGAGGTAGAACAACCTGTATTACAAGAAATTACAGAAGAAGAGGTTGAAGAAGCCGCTGAAGAGCTGCATGAAGAAGTAGCTGAAGCGATTGAAGAAGCGCGGGAGTCTGGTATAGAGTTACCTGAAAATATTCAAAAAGTTGTAGACTTTATGAATGAAACAGGTGGCACGTTGGAAGATTATGTCCGCCTTAATACGGATTACGCATCGTTAAACGAAGATGCACTATTGCGGGAATATTATCAAAATGCAAATCCGCATTTAGATAAAGAAGATATTGACTTTTTAATGCAAGATAAGTTTTCTTATGACGAAGACTTAGACGACGAGACCGAAGTACGTCGTAAAAAAGTTGAGCGCAAACAAGAGCTTGCAAAAGCTAAAAACCATTTGGAAGGTTTAAAATCCAAATATTACGAAGAAGTTAAGATGGGCTCAAGGTTGAGTCCTGACCAACAAAAAGCAGTTGATTTTTTCAACCGCTATAATAAAGAAAGTGAAGAGTCTGCTAAAATAGCTGAAAGACAGTCAAAACGTTTTAGACAGGAAAGCGCGAAAGTGTTTAACGATAAATTCGAAGGTTTCGATTTTAACGTTGGAGACAAAAAATACCGCTTTAATGTTAAAGACAAAAAAGGGATTAGTGAGACCCAAAGCGACATCAATAACTTTATCGGGAAGTTCTTAGATAAAAACGGTGAGATGTCAGATGCAAAGGGATACCACAAATCTTTGTTTACAGCTATGAACCCGGATCAAATAGCACAACATTTTTACGAGCAAGGCAAAGCTGACGCTCTTAAAGACAGTGTAGCTAAGTCGAAGAATGTAAATATGAACCCGAGAGGGGTTCATGAAAAAGTTACAGCTTCAAATGGTGTTACATATAAAGTGCTTAATCCGAGTGAAAGTGGTTCTAAACTTAAAGTTAGATTTAAAAAATAATCCATTTAAACTTATTAAAAAATGGCAACATTAACACCCGGGGTCGGTGGTTTAGTACCACGCCCAATTAAACAAGCTACAGGAGAAAACTATTTTTCCCTTAGCGCAGCTTCAGGTAATCTTCAGTTTTTTAACGATACTCACGAATTACCAGAAGTATTAGAACAAGAAGTAGAGCGTTTTGGAAAGCGCACCATCGGAGGTTTCTTGCGTATGGTAGGTGCTGAAATGCCTATGGCTTCTGACCGCGTTGTATGGTCTGAACAAGGTCGTTTGCATATTGCTTTTGAAGGTAAATCAATGACCAGTGATGGTGTAATTACTTTGACTAAAGCTGAGCGTGATGTGTTTGCGGAAGGTATGACTGTTGTTGTAGCTGATAGCAACGGTAACGAAGCTAAAGCTCGCGTTGAAACAGTGCCAACTGACGATGTTACTCTTACTATCACTATTAAAAACTACGCAGCCGCTAACTTTACCGCGCTTAACGGCGGAGTTACTGGCAATGTTAAATTGTTTGTATTTGGTTCTGAATACAAAAAAGGCGTTGGAGAGTCTGGCGTTTCTATTGAGCCTGTAGTTACTACTTTTGACAATAAGCCTATTATCTTACGTGACAAGTATGTTGTTGACGCTTCTGATATGGCTCAGATTGGTTGGATTGAAGTTACTACTGAAGCTGGAGCTTCTGGTTACCTTTGGTACATGAAAGCTGAAAGCGAAGCTCGCTTGCGTTTTGAAGACCAACTTGAAATGGCAATGGTTGAAGCTGAAAAGAAAGGCGCTTCTGGTGCTACCGCTACTGAAGGTATGGAAGGTCTTTTTGCCGCAATCCAGTCTCGTGGTATTCAATACTCTGGTACTGACTTTGATGGCGCTGGTGGTCTTAGTGAATTCGATGATTTGTTGGCTGAGCTAGACAAGCAGGGTTCTATTGAAGAAAACATGCTTTTCTTAGATCGCCAAAAATCTTTGGAGATCGACAACATGTTGGCCGCTCAGAACTCTTACGGTGCTGGTGGTACTTCTTACGGTGTATTTAACAACGAAGAAGATATGGCATTGAACCTAGGATTCTCTGGTTTCCGTCGTGGTTCTTACGACTTCTACAAGACTGACTGGAAATACTTGAACGACTCTACCACTCGTGGTTTAATCGGTGGTATTGAAGGTGTTTTGGTTCCCGCTGGTACTTCATCTGTATACGATGAGCAACTAGGTCAGAACATTTCTCGTCCGTTCCTCCACGTACGTTACCGTGCTAACGCACAAGAAGATCGTCGCATGAAGTCTTGGGTTACTGGTTCTGCCGGTGGCAACTACACAAGTGCTGAAGATCAAATGAAGGTACACTACTTGTCTGAGCGTACACTTTGTGTTCAAGCTGCTAACAACTTCGTATTGTTTAAGTAAGCTTACAATAATATTACCCTCGTCTTCGTGGCGGGGGTAATTATTTCTTTTATTTAATTATATTATATCATGGCAACAACAAAAAAACCTGCAGCTAAAAAAGCTGCACCAAAAAACGAAACGCCTGTAGAGGCGCCGGTAGTATCATTTGATAATATCGATAAACCATTAAAAGAAATTGCAAAACCCAAATGGGAGTATAAAGACCGTTTGTATGAAATGACACAAGCTAGAAAGCCGTTAGTGTATTCTATACCAACACGACACTCCGCTAAAGTACCTTTACTTTATTTTGATGAAGAAAAAGGATATAATCGTGAATTACGATATGCAACAAACCAAAAATCTTGCTTTGTAGACGAGCAAGAAGGTCCTGTAACTATGGGGCGCATTGTGTTTAGAGAGGGTGTGCTTAGTGTACCAAAAGAAAATGTAGCTTTACAGCAAATGCTTTCTTTATACCACCCGTATACAAAGCAAGGAAAAATAACAGAATACAATCCAGTAGCCGAAGCAGAACAAGAGGTAGCTGGAATTGAAGATGCTCTTGAAGCTATGAACATGGCTGCAAGCATGGATATTGACCAAGCTGAAGCTATTATGCGTGTAGAATTGGGATCTGCGGTATCTACGATGAGTTCTAAAGAGCTTAAACGTGATCTCCTTGTATTCGCTAACAAAAACCCATATTTGTTCTTAGAACTAGCGAATGACGATAATGTACATTTACGTAACATT